TAATATTTCAAAACAATTTAAAAGTATTACAAAATAATTTAAATATATAATGAATTTAACTATAAATGAAGAGAACCCTCCAACATTATGTTTAAATATGATTGTAAAAAATGAAAGCAACATTATTACTAGATTATTAGATTCTGTATTACCTATAATTGATTGTTATTGTATTTGTGATACTGGATCTACCGATAATACAATTCAAATTATTAACGAATATTTTATGGATAAACATATTCCTGGTAAAATAGTTACTGAACCATTTCAAAATTTCTCTCATACTAGAAACTTTTCTTTAAATGCATGTCTAGGAATGTCAGATTATATAATTTTATTAGATGCTGATATGATATTACAAATTAACAATTTTGATAAAACTACCTTATTGAAATACGATAGTTATATATTATTTCAAGGAAATCAATCCTTTTTTTATAAAAATATGAGAATCATTCGTAATAATGGATTATATAAATATAATGGTGTTACACACGAATATATTGACATTCCTCCTACAGATAAGTCATATGATATTCCTAAGGATATCTTATTTATTAATGATATTGGTGATGGAGGAGCAAAACACGATAAATATGAACGAGATATTTATTTATTAACTAATGATATTAAAACCTCTCCTAATAATAGTAGAAGTTATTTTTATTTAGCCAACAGTTATTATGATTCAGCTAAATATGAAGAAGCCATTGAAACCTACAAAAAACGAATTGAATTAGGAGGGTGGATACAAGAAATTTGGTATAGTTATTATAGAATTGGATTATCATATCAAAAATTAAATAAACTTCCTGATGCTATTTATTATTGGTTAGAAGGATATAATAAATACCCTGAGCGTTTAGAAGGATTATATGAAATTATTAAATATTACCGAATTATTGGTAATCATAAATTATGTGAAATTTATTATAATATTTGTAAAAATATATTAAATAAAAAATTCAATAGAAATGATTATTTATTTATTTATAATGATGTTTATATTGATAAATTATTTTATGAATTTTCTATTTTTGCTGGTTATATTGGAATTTTTAACATAAATACTGAAGCCGTAACAGTATTTAATCATTCTAATGATAATAATGAAGTGAATAATTTATTGAGTAACTTAAAATTTTATAAATGTATTTTACAACCTATACATAAATTAGAATTAACCAGTCATATTTTAGTTAATGTAAATAATAATTTAACATCATTTTATTCTTCATCTAGTTGTATAATCAAGGCACCTTTACATTATTCTAATCAAATTAAATATTTAATGAATATACGTTTTGTAAATTATATTATTGATGAAGGAGGTAATTATTTAAATTGTGACGATCATATTATGACAATCAATAAATACATTGAAATGGATGAAAACTTTAATATATTGACTAGTAAAATGTTTCAGTTATCATTTGATAATAGACGTTATATTGGTATTGAAGACATTCGTATTATTTATGATAATAATCAAGAGAAATTATTATTTATAGGTACTGGTTTTCAAACTAACCAACAACTAGGAATCGTAACTGGCGAATATAATACATCTATTGATAATAATTTAAAACCAATCGAGTTAACACAAACATTTAATAATACTTCTTGTGAAAAAAATTGGGTTTATGTATCATTTAAAAATGAATTGCATATTATTTATAATTGGTTTCCATTAAATATTTGTAAATTAGATGAATCTAATCAATTAAACTCAATTGAAACCAAACCAATGCCTAAAATATTTTCAAAGGCTAGAGGTTCAACTTGTGGATTTACATATACATATATACCAAATAACAGTTTAGTTTATAATAATTCTAATAATATATTGGAACAAACTGAAATTTGGTTTGTCGTTCATTTAGTATCTTATGAATCTCCTCGTCATTATTATCATATAATTGTGGTATTTGATGATAATTTAAAATTACTTCGTTATTCAGCTCCTATTAAATTCAGTGAAAGTAATATTGAGTATTGTTTAGGAATAGTAGTAGAACATACAAGAGTGATTATTACTTATAGCACGATGGATAGAACCTCAAATATAGGTATATATGACAAAACTTATATAGATAATTTATTACTATACAATATTGATTCATAATTCATATTTAATAATGATCTATTATAGTATTATTATGATCACACCAATATCGATAAAATAATTCTTCAAATTCAACATAAATCATATACCATATATTGACTTCCCACATAATAGTTCCACGCGTAGTCATAATTTCAATACATTTATCCTTCATTTTTTGTATAAATAATAATAATGCTTCTTTATTGCCACCAAATACACCACCTGCAAAAAACCACATTATTTTACTATATATATCATCTTTGTTATATGAATATGTATCTAAATTCCACCATATAGAAGCTATTCTAATATTATTATATTCTTTATATTTAAGATTATTTATTTTTTTCTTAAATATATCATCATCACATTCAAACACATGACGAATACCAAAATCAACCCAAATATAATTTGTTGTATTAAAATCATTTAATATAATTGCTTCCTTTATCCATTCAGTTTTATTGCACATTGTAAACATAAATTCAATTGTATCTTTTTGTAAATTATCAGTTATTATTTGAAAATTAGTTAAAGATTTTTCAAATTGATATAAATAAGAAGATTTTTTTTGAATTTTATAAATACGTGTATTATCATTAAACATTAAATTGTTATTTATAATTAAAATGTCTTTCAATTCAGTTGAAACTTTATTATACATAGTTTCATCTAAAAATATTATTTTTGGTACATCGCATTGTATTAATAATTTTCCAAACTCATAATATTTATTAAATGTTATATCATCGCGCATGTTAATATCGCAGACAAATGCAGAAACAATAGTTGATTTAATTAAATCCATTAATTAATATGTATAAATTATAATGCTTATTTAGACTTAAAAATAAGCATTATTTAGATTAAGAATAAGTCTTATTTAGACTTAAAAATAATCATTATTTAGGCTTGAGATGAATTAGACTAAAAATAATCATTATTTAGGCTTGAGATGAATTAGACTAAAAATAAATATTATTTAGACTTGATATGAATTAGACTAAAAATAAACATTATTTAGACTTGATATGAATTAGACTAAAAATAAACATTATTTAGACTTGATATGAATTAGACTAAAAATAAACATTATTTAGACTTGAGATGAATTAGCAAGACATAATTTAATTGACCCCAACGATGCAACGGAATATTTAACAACAAGGGGTAAATCATTTTCTAAATATAATTCAATTTGAGGGCATAAATTAGTGCATTTTATAAAATATCCTAAATTTTTTAGAGAGAATTCACCTTGTATTATTTTAGAACAATCTTGTTTTAATGTATAACTCATACTACCATCTGATTCAGCACGATGTATTTCAGCATCTGCAAATTGACCCGAACATTTAAATATTAATTCACTTCCAACTGATTTAATTTCTAATTTATCTGAAATAACCGTCAAATTACGAATAATTTTTTGAAAATCAGAAGACGGTAAATTGATGATTGATGAAAATTTTACATCAGGATATTTTAATTCTTCCGTATCTGGTTCAATTAATCGCAATTTTTGAGTTTTATATTGTTTTATACCACCATTTTCAAATTTTAAAGCTAAATGTGTTACAACCCCATCTTTATAATCTCCATTTTCTATATAAATTGTAAGTGTATCTTCATTATCTATTGAGTTAATTAATTGAAATAAATGAAACATATTTACTCCAATAACAATCTTATCTTTTTTACATTCAAATAGCTCAAAATTTTGAGATTCTAAGAATAAATGGGCTAAAATAGTATGTGACTTATCCATATTTATTATACGTATTCCATCAGGTTGAAAAGTAATATTTGTTTCTAATAATATATCTTTCAATGCTGTAATTAATGTTCTAAATGGCGAAATTTGAACGGTTTTTATTGTTAATACATTTCCGCTCATTGGTGTATTAGTATTTAAATTTTCCATTTATATTTAAGTTTAAATATAAATCTTTAAATACTAATGTCAATGAAATATTTAACACCTTATATTTATATTTATTTAGTCAATATCTGCAAAAAAATCAAATAAATCTTCTATATTTGTAATATTAGTTATAGTTTCCAATTCATTTATTGGCGTAACAATCATTTCCTCTTGTATATTATTATTCTCTAAACATTTATTAGAGAGAAATCGAAAAGGTGCTCTACATAACGGACATTTATCTAAATTTGTTATACACGACACACATACTATATGGTTGCACTCTGTTTTATGTGAAGTATTTTCAAAACAAACACAACACTCTTCTATATCTAAAATTAATTTCCATTCTATATCTATTATACCACTTTTATATAATTCTATAAATATCTTATCTTTATTATCTTCATTAAATTTTGAAAATTTAGGACAATAATAAAAGGAATTATTATTATGAGTATATTTACAAATCATTTCAGCATAATATAATTTACCAGAGTTAAATAAATCGTGATGTATATTTAAAGTATTATATCTAAAAATAATTTGACAATTATCACAATAATAATAATTAAATGTATCTTGAGAGTAAAATGCAATACACATAGTATCTACACATATAGGACAACATACATTATTACTATTATCGTATGAATAACAATAGTAACTTTCAAATTTACATAGTTGACATTGTTTTATTTTTGGTAAATCATTCATTTGCATTTTATATATCTATTTTTTATATTTAACATTTTTTATCTCTTTAACATTTTATCTATGACCCTGTCATAATTTCAAATTGACAATCACTTTTTATAGAAGATGGATTATGAAATCCTTCAACAAATCGATGGTCACAATCTAAATGTAATCCTTGATTTATTAGTTCATTAATTATATATTTATTGGTAATATTTTTACCTGATATAATAAAATATTCAGTTGTTCTTTTACATATCTCATAACAATAACAGTTGTAACTACTTTTTATAATAATTTTTGGTTGTGTTGTAATAATGTCGTCTAATTCTTCTATATCAATTGCAATACTAAATTTAGCATTTGGAAACATTAAATCGATTAGGTTACATTCATTTTCATAATCTTGTTCGGTTTTTTCAATTGGTTCAGCCGTCATTTTATTGCTTATTGTATTTAATAATAATAAGCAATATCAATTTTTATATTAAATAAATAACATTCTTTACTTATTTGCTGGAGGTTAATGTTTATTATTTCGTCGTGTTTTTATGTTGTGTTTTTTCATAGCTTGATTTGCCAATTTTAATGCTTTACTATTTTTTTTACAACCATTTTTTAATAAATCATAATCAATTACTGACGCATTACCTGCAGTAATTGAACTTGCTAGTCTAGCAATACCCCATGATTGTGGTGTCTGATTTGGACGAGAACCTGAAGAATAATATGCCCCCATCCCTTTATTTATAATTTTTTTTAAAGTCTTTTTACTACATCCAGTAGCAGTTGATAATACATTTGAGGCAGATATTTTATTTACTTTATATAACTTTTTTGCATTTAAAATATGGTTTGATTTTTTAGAATCAAAAGATTTTAAGTTTTTTCTTGTAAAATATTTATGTTTTTTATACATTTTTTTTGATTTTAATATCATATTTTTTTGTTGATATTTATCTTTTAATAATAAACTATCAGGAATATACTTTGGATTTATTATACTCATATACAATACTAATAAATTTATTAATTATAATATATATAAAAGAGTTATTATATCTATTATAAAATATATATAAAAGAGTTATTATATCTATTATAAAATATATATAAAAGAGTTATTATATATATTTTATGTTATCTAAAACAGTTTTACACAAAAATTTATATATAACCGAATCATTACAACCTAATTTAATTCATCAACCTTATTCAACCAAGTTACAAAAACAACAGATTATTTCAAGCATTGTTGAAGAGAATTATGGATTTAAACAAACCGAAAATCTTATCACTGGATTTAAATATTTTATTATTCATAAAAATAAGTTGGATATGTTATTAATTGGTACTGTAGCAGATTTGGATTTTAATTTTTATTTTCATACTTATTATACAAACCCAAATAGTGAGATTTTTATTAATCTAAAAAATCCAATAACAAATGATAATAAAAATGGCATCCATCAATTTCAAAAAGATAAATACATATTTGCTGAATATAATCCTGAATACAAATTATTTAATAAATATATTAATTAACTTGTTGCATTTCCTGCGATAAATTGTAGGTCTACCCCACTTGTTTCAACTCCTTTACCATCATATGCTGTAGGATTTAATGCATAATTAATTCCATTACCTCCTTTATAATGCTTTCTACTGCGTTTACCTCCTTTACTTTTACTTGATGGTGTACGTTTGATAAAACCAAAATGCCCTTTTTTTGTTAAAAACCCAGCTTTTACTAAACGTTTCTCTCTTTTGGCTGAATTATGTTTGGTTTTTGAAACAATTCTTCCTGATTTATTTTGCAATAAATCAGAATGTGTAAGACCTCCTATGGTTTTATACGCAGTTCCATGCCATACTTGGGCACGAGTCCCAATTAAAGAGTCATATTCCCAACCTGCCACTAAATAGGTACCAGTTGAAGTTCTTGAATATTTTGTCATTATAAAGTTTATAGAGAAAATATTATTATTATTATTTTATTTAACGCAAATAAAAATTAAGTTCTTAATAAAAATTAAGTTGTTTTATTAAAACTTATTTACTGGAGGACTTCCACTACCACCAGGCATTCCTTCATTTTTACCTAAATAATTTAAATTCACTGGTTTTCCTAAATTTAAATCTCCATATTGAGGTGTTCCTCCTGCATTTATTCTACATAAATAAGAAATTCTTTGTAAAGCGGTTTCTCTCTGTGAAGCTGAATCTGAACTCAATACATTCTTATTATATATATTACCATTACATAAACACGATATTTGGGCTGAGTCAGGATTACGATTATTATATTCTGCAGTATAATTTATTACTCTACTTGCATTTGAATTATTACCTGGAGTAAATTGTCTTTTAGAAAACATTATAATATACCATTAAAATAAAAAATTGAGTAAAATAGTTTAAAATTAACTAAAACTATAAACTATGACTTCGCAAATGGAAACTAATTCATTATTCTTTGACGTTCAACAAAAAACCGATAAACAACATATTTTAGATAATCCTGATACATATATTGGTTCTGTTGAAACAATTGATACTGATATGTGGATACAAACCGAAGATGATTCTAAAATAGTTGAAAAAAATATTACTTATATTCCTGGATTATTCAAATTATTTGATGAAGGTATTGTGAATTGTAGAGACCATGCAATTCGTATGAAATCAAAAGTAGATAATAATGTAGAAAATGCTTTACCTGTTACCCATATTGAAATTTCTATTGATAATGATGGAACAATAACTATGCTAAATGACGGCAATGGAATGGATGTAGCACAGCACCCTGAAAATAATATTTGGATTCCTGAATTAATTTTCGGACATTTAAGAACTTCTACAAATTATGACAAATCTGAAAAAAAAATTGTTGGTGGTAAAAATGGATTTGGATTTAAATTAGTCTTAATATGGTCGACTTATGGTTTTATTGAAACAGTCGACCATATTCGTGGTTTAAAATATCAACAAGTTTTTAATAATAATTTAGACAATATATGTAGTCCAGTTATTACTAAATGTAAATCTAAACCTTATACTAAAATAGTATTTAAACCTGATTATAATCGATTTGGATTAGAAGGATTATCTACAGATATGATTTTATTATTAAAAAAACGAGTATATGACATTGCGGCTATTACTGATAAAAATATAAAAGTTAAATATAATAATAGCTTAGTTCCAATCAAAAATTTTCAACAATATATTGATATGTATATTGGAACTAAAACCGATGTTGAACGAGTATATGAAATAAATGGTGAAAGATGGGAATATGCTGTTGCATTAACCCCTAAAAATGAATTTACACAAATATCGTTTGTAAATGGTATTCAAACCACTAAAGGAGGTAAACATGTAGAATATATTTTAAATCAAATTACTAAAAAACTAGCAGAATATATTGAAAAAAAGAAAAAAATCAAAGTCAATATGAATAGTATAAAAGAACAATTAATTATATTTATTAGATGCGATATTGAAAACCCATCATTTGATAGTCAAACAAAAGATTATATGAATACACCTTCTATTAAATTTGGGTCCAAATGTGAAGTAAGCGATAAATTTATTGAAAAACTTGCAAAAATGGGTGTTATGGATGCAGCATGTGCTTTAACCGAAATCAAAGAAAATAAAGTAGCTAAAAAAAATGACGGTATTAAAACGAAAAATATTAGAGGTATTCCTAAATTAACTGATGCTAATTTTGCAGGAACTGATAAATCCAAAGATTGTATGATTATCTTTTGTGAAGGAGATTCTGCTAAAGCTGGTATTATATCAGGTCTCTCTTCTGATGATAGAAATTATATTGGTGTTTATCCTATGAAAGGTAAAATACTGAATGTTCGTGGAGAAAACCTGAAAAAAATATCAGAGAATAAAGAAATCACTGAAATAAAAAAAATATTGGGTTTAGAAATATCAAAACAATATAATACTATTGAAGATGTCTATAAATGTTTACGATATGGTAAAATATTATTTATGACAGACCAAGATTTAGATGGAAGTCATATTAAAGGTCTAGGTATTAATTTATTTCAATCGGAATGGTCTTCCTTACTCAACATTCCTGATTTTATGGGGTTTATGAATACACCTATTTTAAAAGCAAAAAAAGGAAATCATGAAATACAGTTTTATAATGATGGAGAATACAATATATGGAAAACAACTAATAATTTAAAAGACTGGAATATAAAATATTATAAAGGATTAGGAACCAGTACTGGTAAGGAATTTCGCGAATATTTTAAAAATAAAAAAATTGTTACATTTCATCAAACCCCTGAAACCAATGATATGATTGATATGGTATTTAATTCTAAACGAGCTAACGATAGAAAAACTTGGTTAAATTGCTATGATAGAAATGCCTATTTAGATACATCTAAATCTAATGTTTCTTATGAAGAATTCTTAAATCGTGAATTAATTCATTTTTCCAAATATGATTGCGATAGAAGCATTCCAAATTTAATGGATGGATTAAAAATTAGTTTGCGAAAAATATTATATTCAGCATTTAAACGAGGATTAACAAGTGAGGTAAAAGTAGCACAATTTTCAGGATATGTATCAGAACATTCTGGTTATCATCATGGCGAAGCCAGTTTGAATGCCGCTATTGTTGGTATGGCACAAAATTATGTTGGTTCAAATAATATTAATTTATTGATGCCAAATGGACAATTTGGCACTAGATGTTATGGAGGAAAAGATAGTGCATCTGAAAGATATATATTTACTCAATTAAATAAAATGACTAGAACATTATTTCCAGTTGAAGATGATGCTATTTTAACTTATTTAAATGATGACGGCATTTTAGTTGAACCTATATTTTACGCACCTATCATTCCTATGATATTAGTAAATGGAACTAAAGGCATTGGAACGGGGTTTAGCACTGATATTATGTGTTATAATCCATTAGAAATTATTGAATATCTTAATAATAAATTAACATCTGCAGTGATTGATATAAATAATGAATTCAAATTTATACCTTATTATGAAGGATTTAAAGGTTCTATTATTGAAATTACACCAGATAAATATTTAATTAAAGGATGTTATCATAAAATAGATTCTGATAAAATTAGAATTACTGAATTACCGATTGGAAGTTGGACGTTTGATTTTAAAGAACATTTAGAAAAATTAATTGAAACGGTTGTTGATAAAGATAATAAAAAAATAATTCCAATTATTAAAGATTATGATGATTTAAGTAAGGATACTAATGTTGAATTTATTATTACTCTTGCAAAGGGTAAATTAGATGAACTTGAAAATAATATATTAGAAAATGGAGTAAATGCATTAGAAAAATTATTAAAATTATACACTACGAATTCAACTACTAATATGCATTTATTCGATCATAATGATAAATTACAAAAATATACAAAAATAAGTGACATTATTGATAGTTATTATGATGTACGATTACAATTATATCAAGACCGAAAAAAATCTATTATAAATAATTTAGAAAAAGAATTATTATTCTTATATAATAAAACAAAATATATTATAGAAAATTTAGAAGGAACTATTGATTTGCGTAAGAAGAAAAAGGATGAAGTAATATTAATGTTAAAAACTAAAAATTATAGTATAATAAATGATGATGATGAATATAAATATCTAATTAAGTTACCAATGGATTCTGTAACAGAAGAAAATGTAGAAAAAATGATTAAAGAAAAACAATCTAAAGAACAAGAATTGGAGATTATTAAAAACACCACTATTTATGAAATGTGGATAAAAGAATTAGCAAAATTAAAAACTTTATATTTATCCTATAAAGAAGAGCGTACATTATTGATGGCTGGTATAGATATTGATTCTTCTGCAAATGTAAAAGCAAAAGCAAAAAAAACAAAATCTAAAAAAACTATAATAGAAGAAGAAGAATAACAGATAAATAAAAGACAACTTTATTTAAATTATAAATAATTATTTATAATTAATAATTATTCATAATTATTTACTTTTTTTTATGAAAACCATTTACTGAATTCTAATGTTCGATCTTTACTATCTGCCTTAATTGGATGGGCGATAGGTACCACTAATGTACTAGCATCATCTAAATATTTTAAATAGGATTGAGCTTCGCTATAAACTTGTTGAATACAGTAGTTTAATACAAGTTTATTTAATTCGTTAATTTGAGAGGCTATATCATTAGGTAAATTGATTGCATTTTGTAAAAAGATACTTCTCATTATTATTTTTAATGAATCACAATCTTGAGAGCCAATTGTATATTGACTATTAGATTTAAAATAAACACCAGCACGTATTCCATTTTGAAGGATTTGTATGTTTTCTTTAGAAAAAAAAGTAGTTGATAATAAAGTATCGTTCCATAAACCTTCGGTTGCGTTCCTAAAGGTTACACATTGATTTGCAGGTATTTTATCATATAATTTAAATAAATCGGTAGTATTTGGGCTTTTAATATCAACACGTCCGTTATTGACTTTATTCATTTATATAAAGTAAATAGAATATTTTATATATTTAATTATATATGCAAGGATTTCAAAAATATATTTTGATGGCAGCGATTATTATGTTAATCATTGCATTACTATTTATAGGCATTGCATTAAAGTATTCAACAAATAGTCAAACATGGCCTCCAATGGTTCCAGCTTGTCCTGATTATTGGAAAATAGATGGCTCTGGTAATAATACAAGTTGTATAAATATAAAAAATTTAGGTAAATGTAATCCTCAAACCGGTCATTTAACTATGAATTTTAATAATGCTCCTTATAATGGAACAAATGGAACATGTGCTAAATACACATGGGCTAATAAATGTGGGGTTACATGGGATGGTATTACTTATGGTGTTAACGACCCTTGTCAAACATCTTGATAAATTTATAATAGATTCATTATATTACACCGACCAAAGAGAAAAATGAGACAAAACCTAGTAATTCCTTATAAATTTTATAACTATATTTCAAGTAATTCCTTATAAATTTTATAACTATGTTTCAAGTAATTCTTTAAATGTTCTTCTGTAATTTTAGTATTGATAGTTCTATTGATAACTGTATAAATATCATCATAAGTATTTGGACTTTCTTTTATGTAATGTTTCAATAGACTAAATAAGTCTTCAATAGAATTAATAAAAAATAATATGAGTAAAAAACATAAAAAGAATATGAATAAGTATAATAATGGAAAAATTGAATATTAATAAAATTTTGTATAGAGAAGAAACCGCTATTTTTATAAAAAATATTTTAACATTATTTGATACAAATATTCATAATCCACTTTTTAAAAAAGGTATTTATATTTATGGTGAGCCCGGAACAGGTAAAACTACATTTATTACAAATATTTTAAAAGAATTGAATTACGATATTATTAAATATGATGCAGGAGATATAAGAAATGCCGCGGTAATTGAAGACATTACTAAACATGGTATGTCAAATAATAATGTTATCAGTTCATTTAATAAAAATGTTCGTAAAATTGTTATTATTATGGATGAGATTGATGGCATGAATAATGGTGATAAAGGTGGTATTAATACCCTTATTAAAATAATACGTCCTAAAAAAACTAAAAAACAAAAATTAGAAGATTTTACGATTATTCCAATAATTTGTATTGGAAATTATCGTGTTGATAAAAAAATAAAAGAATTAATGAAGGTTTGTAATAATTTTGAATTAAACAAACCATCTATTCCACAAATCAACCAAATTATTAATGAAATGATACCAGAATTAGATTCAACACTTAAAATGAATATAATTAATCATGTGCAGGGGGATTTAAGAAAAATAAATACCATTTATAAAATATTTAAAAATGACCCTAATTTTTTTACTATTGATATTATTAATAATTTATTTCAAGTAAAATCATATAATGATAATGCTAAAAAAATTATTGAAAAACTGATTGATAAATGTTATAAAATAAACGAACATAATAATATTATGAATGAAACAGATAGAACTAGTGTTGGATTATTATGGCACGAAAATATAATAGATTTAATTGAAACTCAAACTATGCCAATAAAAGACAGGATTAATTTTTATATTAAACAATTAGATAACATTTGTTTTGCTGATTATATTGATAGAATAACATTTCAAAAACAAATTTGGCAATTTAATGAAATGAGTTCGTTACTAAAAACATTTAAAAATAATTTACATTTTCATGAAACATTTAATACACCTAAACAAACTCTTACTACCGATGTACGATTTACTAAAGTTTTAACTAAATATTCTACCGAATATAATAACTCTTTATTTATTCAAAAATTATGTCAAAAATTAGGAATGGATAAAAAAGATTTATTTGGATTTTTTATTGATTTTAAATCCAAATGCAATGATAATCTTATTCAAGGATTATTTGAAAATCACGAAATATATAAATTGGATATTAATCGAATTTATAGATTTATTGAAAAATATACTAAAGAAAATGCTATGGGTATTATTGATACTGAAATCGATAATGAAATAGATATTGATGACGAGGTATGTGATGAAGATATTTAATTATATTAAATAGAACGTTCATCATACCATTTTTGTATTATTTTAATATCTAAATCATCTCTAAAATGATTTATATATTCTTCTGGAGAGTTATAAAATAATGTACATGAATTATTTTTACTATTACATTTACCTGTTGCTAAAATAATACTAAATAATAATAATTCATCTTTTGACCCTACACGAAAATTATAATATTCTCCAGTTTCAGCATTTCTAATCAAATTTCCTATACAACTTGTGGTATAGAATTCTATATATTTTCCTTGTTTTTTTATTTTATTATATCCTCTATCAATACTTTTAAATTGTTTTGTTGAAGTTGCATTTATATAATCTTCATTAAATAAAAAACTTGTTTCAATATTTACCATATAATAATAATAATATTATTTGTTATATCTTTATATTATTTATCTATATATTTATATCTAGCTATTTGTTATTATAATTTAGGTGATTTGATTTCTTTGATTTTTTCATTAATTAATTGTTTTATTTTCTCTTCTAAATATAATATTTTTTCTTTCAATTGATTATTTTCGTGTGTTAAATTATCAATAATAAATGATGTATCTGGAGAAGAACTTGATTGTTTTAAATTTATTGTTTTTTGAATTATATCTTGATATTTAGTTTGATTAGTTATCTCTTGTTTTATTGATTGTTCTCTCTTTTCTTTTAATTCAGTTATTTGCTTGGTTACATCTTCTTTGTTTATTGGATTACCTGGTTCATAATTCATCAATAACTCATCAATATCTTCCATATAAAATTTTAAAATTTCTGGTTCTTTTATAATATCTTGCGGGATTACATCTGTTTCAAATATTTTTCTATGTTCCAATGGTGCATGAAGTCCTTGTAATAATTCTTTTTTATCGCAAGAATTATGAATGTGTGAAAATACCAAGATTGATTTTTTTGTATCTAATTGTATAAAAGGTATCGTATAATCTTTTAAAAAATGTCGTTCTTCTGCTATCGAAGCATTTTCATTAAATCTGGTTTCTTTTAATAATTCTTTTCTAAATGCAAAGGTTGCTGCAGTGGAATGTTTCTCTCCATAAGGACCAAATTTATACATTTTTTGAATATCTTTAAAATAAATATACATTTCACTTGACCCAGCACATAATGCTTTTTTATTGGTTCGTAACATTTGTACAACATGACTTATTCTCTCTGGTGGGTAATAATCATCATCATCCATGTATATTATAATATCGCCTTTTGCATTATCATTACCTATATTTCGTTTTTTACCCAATGTTAATTTAGTTTCAAATCTCATATAGTTAACTTGTGGAATATGTTTCACTAAATCTTCGATTTTATCTGTACCATCATCTAATATGATCCATTCTATTTTATCTTTTGGATATTTTTGATGATTAAAGCATTGTATCATCGTTGGTATAAAGGGGCGTCGGTTAAAGGTTGGTGTACAAATTGTAATAAATGGGTGTTTTGGTAATTCATACTTTTTCATTTTATTTATTAAATATATGTTTTTAATTTATTTATAACATATTATATTTTGTTATATTTGAAAAAAAAAGATTGGAGTTATCCAACCTTTTTTTGTTTTTTGTTTTATTTTTTTTGTTTTATTTTTATAAATCCATGCCTAATCCTTCAAATTTATCGATATTTTTTGGATGCCAAATGGTTTTCATTAATTCTTCTGTTATATTCTGTTTAAAATATTGTTTTGCTTCAATTTCATATTCATCTATAAATAATGCAGGATTTAAACTAAAATATTCAAAATCGATATTAAAATAATTTTCATAAACTGTTTTCTCTTTATAATGATATTTTGTAATTAATTTTTCCAATATATAAATTGCATTTGGATTACACGATAATTGTTGCCAATTTATATTTTTATTATTTTTATTATTATTCAAAGGATTTATTAATAATACTAAGGAACTTTTACCTAAATCCCAGTTTTGTTCTCTTGAAAAGTCCAGCATAGTATTTTTTATATCTGAATAATATCCGTAATTTTCATATATTTGAATAGCATCAATAAGTGTTTTTTGAATTTTTGTTAAATATTTTTTATTTACATTAAATGATAATATATCAAAATCCAGATGATCTATCGCCCATTCTCTCAATACAAAATTATAAGATTTCATTGGTTTAAACATTTTAGATTTGATTTGATTCTTATTTCAGGGTTATGCATTATGTTAAAAATGAAACTATATTTCATTTTTTTTTATTTTATATATAATTTATATAAAACTAAATTATATATAAAATAAAAATTGAAATAGGATTTAAATAGTTTATATTATAAACTATATTTAAAATGGAACTAACAATAAACTCTGATATTTATACCCCTTCTTGTAACGAAATTGGTAATTATGTCGATAAAATGCCCCCTGCAAATAGTTTTAAAAATGGGATAAGATGTCCATGTGGCACAAGGAGTGATAAAGTATTTGATAAATATAGTAATTTTGCAATGCATATAAAAACAAAACATCATCAACAATGGTTGCAAGACCAAAACCAAAATAAAAGCAATATGTATGTAGATAATTTAAGATTGAAAGAATTAGTAGATAATCAAAAAATAATAATAGCTAGATTAGAAATAGATGTAAAAAATAAAATAAATACAATTGATTTACTAACAAAAGAATTAATGAAAAAGTCTAATTTGATAAAAACTATTGATTTATTGGATTTTGATTAAATGAATTTATTTGTTTTGAAATTTTTTTTAAATCTTTAGTTAGATTAGTTCCGCTACCACCACTTAATAAATTATATAAAAATCCGTGTTTTTTTTTTAACGGTTCATTTAAATTACATTGTTTTATGGCTTGTTTATAACTCACTAATGTAGACAAGTTTGTTTCATTATTAGGTTTAAATAAATCAATAGAAAGTAATCCAAAATAAATAGATACTAATATTAATAATGATATTATACCAGGTACTTTTCCTAAATTGGTAAATGCACTTAATACAACTAATATACTAAATATAGCCATAATTGTCGTTTTATAATATTTAAATAAATCTTTTATTACGGTTAATGCTGTAATACTATTATTATTCATTTCGGCTTTATATGTTATAATAGTGAAAATACATATCATAATAGTAATAAAAGGTAATACAGGTAATCCAATTAGTAATACCCAAAATAAAAAACAAAATAATATTACCATACCAATAGAACACGCAAAATTAGTTGGGTCAAGTATAGAAACCGTGGTCCAGATTGGTTTACCAATAGGTGCTTCGTTTTTATTAGTTTTAAAAAACCAATTCATACTAGAAAACCATAAATAAATAACATATAAATGGTCACATAAAAAAATGATTAATGAAAACACCAAAACAATAATAGGACCAAGTAAAATAATAAGTGTTTCAGGAATAGTATTTAATCCATTTAACATAAAATTAAAAGAAGAATAATTAAATAAAATGAGAGACTCAATAATTTGAATAAAATAATTCATTAAAAAATTGGAATCAGGTTCATTTTTATAATTGCGAAATAAATCAATAATTTTATTAGATGAGTTGTATTCATTGTATGGAAACTTTAATTTCATAGATAAAGATGGGTTGGTAAAAGTGTTAAATATATTTGTAGATATTTCATCTATTTTAGGTTTATAATAAGTATAAGGAAAACATTTAGATTCAGTAGGTAAAATATTAGATTGAGCTAATTTACATGCATATAATGTTAAACCCCCAAAAGAAAAATAAATAATAATGATAAAAATAAGAATTATTAATGTAATGATAAATTTAGGTATGTTATAAGAAAGATTTGTGCTATTTTTACTTTTTTTATCTTCAATGGCTGAAGTATCTGTGGGAGAATCAGACATTTATATTTAAATGATATAAAATATTGTTATTATGTATTTTTATCTGTTTTGTTTATTGAATACTTATTTTATACTAAATTCAAATAAGTATTTCAATAAAATATATAGGTTTTATATAGGATGATAAACTCTAATATTATTTTGGCATTTATTTGTGTTGTATTGTGGTTGATTATTTGTAAGTGGATTCATTTTTGGGTTTCAAATGAATATATTGCAGAATTATTTACACAAGAGAGAACAAATCAATTAACCAGTCATACAGTTGATTTGCCTTTAACAACTTCCTATAGTTGTCAGAATTTTTGTGGTCCAACAGCACGATGTAGTATTACGGGGTCTCAATGTTCGGCGGATATTGATTGTGCTGGATGTGAGTTAATTAATAAAGAACATTCTTGGAACATTCTGGGGAATAATAAAGAAGCATTTACTTCAAATGAACTTGCAACGAATTCTGCAGTTTTAAATAATTTTAATTCACCTGCTCCGTTGGCTGATTACGGAATAAATACATGGAAATCTTCAACTAATCAAGCATATAAATTATTTAAGGAGAGATATATACCCGACCATATACCTAATATGCCTAACTACACTAAAAAATATGAACTTTCTGGAGAATTTATAACAGAAGGACCGTTACCATTTAATTATTAAAACGATAAATCTAATAGTTCTTGAAATCCTTGTTCTGTTGTAACTTTTATTTTATAATAATCCGTTTCATTCGCAAACTTTAATAAATTCAATACATTAGAGGGTCTAATTAATAAACGAATTGATTTTTGTATTAATTCATTGTTTTTATTTATGAGTTTTAATCTCTCTTTAATTCTCACTTGTGAATTGATTTCGTCAATATAAATTAATTTATTTCTAGTAACTGAAATATCATTTAATTCTGGATATAATTCATCAATATATTTATTATTTTCAAAACAAAAATGGGATATCATTTTTGGTAAATTATCAGGAAAATTAATTAATTGATTATTATCTAATGTTAATGTTTTTAAATATTTTGGTAAATTATTAGGTAAATGAGTAATATTATTGTTTGATAATAATAAACCCAACAATTGTTTGGGTAATATATATGGTAATTCTACTAATTTATTACCAAATAAATTTAATATTTCAATATTATCTGGTAAATTTGGTGGCAAACTATATAAATTATTATTAGATAAATTTAAGTGTTTTAATAATGATGGAAATATTTTATTTTTTGGTAAAAAGGTTATATAATTTCTAGATAAATCCAAGTATTTTAATTTTTCATAATTGTAAATATTTAAGGGTATTTTAGACAAATGATTATCAATTATATCTAAATATACTAAATTCGGCATATAATTAGGTAATGATATTAATTTATTATATGAAAAATCCAAAATTTGTAGATTAGAGTGTTCGTTTGGTAATGAGATTAGATTATTGTCAGAACAATCCATGCTTGTTAAATTTATAAAATTTCTCAAATTAGGAAATTCAAATAAATTATGGTTTGATATATCGAGTTCTATAGCATTCTCATCAAGTGTATGATATATATCATCCATAAAATGAATAATTGGCATCATTAGTTAGTTTAATTTACATTGATTAAACTGATTTAAATATAAATCATTTTTTTTACAATTTAAAAAATAAATATAAAAAGTTATTTATTAAGTATGAATATCAATGAAAGTAATTAGTTTAGGTTGTAATTGTGATGTTGGTTATTTTATTAAAAATAATAATTGATTTTTCTATTAATTCATTGTTTTTATTTATGAGTTTTAATATCTCTTTAATTATCACTTGTGAATTGAGTTTGTTAATATAAATTAATTTATTTCTAGTAACTGAAATAATTAGTGTAATAAAAAAAAATGAATACAATTTTAGAATATTTACACTAATCATACTATATATTAACCATAATAAAATGACTACAGATATTGTTGAACAATATTTAACAACTCCAGAATTAAAAGATGCCAAAGATAATCTTATTGAAAAAATTAAAATATATCAAGAAACCTTTAAATTAGTCAATAATATAACAAAAAATAAATTAAAAATGCCTGGAACAATATTTCAAGTAAATTTTGCAGCAAATGCTTTAAAAAATAATAACCCTATTCCAGAAACCATTTTATTAGAAGCAATTCATGCAGGAAAAGCATTATTAGTTTTAGAAAAGGCAAAAATGGATATGTGTAATTTAGGCATTCCATATTTAGTTACAATGGAAATTTCTAGAAGAATATTATCTGCTGATATTATAGGTTCAAAACCATTAAATATTCCTCCATTTCGTAAAAATAGAAAAAATAAAAAATAAAAAATAAAAAATAAAAAATAAAAAATAAAAAATAAAAAATAAAAAATAAAAAATAAAAAATAAAAAATAAAAAATAAAAAATAAAAATAAAAATAAAAATAAAAATAAAAATAAAAATAAAAATAAAAATAAAAATAAAAATAAAAATAAAAAATAATTTGTTATTAATTTTAATAACAAATTATTTTTTATTTTTTTATTTTAATATATTATAATAACAATAAATAAACAATTTATTGCGAATCAAATAAAGAATGTTTTTATTTTGGCAAATTATTAGGCAAATGAGTAATATTATTGTTTGATAATAAACTCAACCATTGTTTGGGTAATATATGGTAATTCTACTAATTTATTACCAAATAAATATAAAAAGTTATTTATTAAGTATGAATAACAATGAAAGTAATTAGTTTAGGTTGTAATTGTGATGTTGGTTATTTTATTAAAAATAAGTATCCAAATAAGTATTATCCTTTTGATTGGATATGGTCTAATATTGATTTTATTTTAAAAACTTTTGAGAATGATTATTTTGAATTTACTGAATGTGAGAAATTAAACCCTGTATGGGTTTCATTACAACCTTATACTTATATTTTCAACAATAATTGTCAAGGAACCGAGGAGAGAAAATGTTCGGCAATAAGTTTACATGATGCAAATAATCTTACTCCAGAAGAATATACTATACAAATACCATTTATAAATGACAAACATACAAGGCGTTTCTCTCGTTTGTATTCAGTATTAAATGATCCAAATGAAGAAATCATATTGATTCGTAAAGTATTATATAAAGAACAAGGAGCGGTTGTTAATGTTTTAGATTGTCACCAAAAAATTAACGATTTGAGAGAACTATTAATCCGTAAATTTAAGGCTAAAATAAGTCTTTATGTAATTGATGAGGATTTATATTTAAATAAAAGTCAATTAAATGAAAATATAAAGGTATTTAAGTCATTTGATGAATTACCATTATTTATAGTATAATTTAGTATTATAAAGCATAAGCTAATCCTACATTTCCTGAAGAGAATTTCACCATATTTACTCTCTCTTCAATAACATAAAGGTTATAATTATAAGTATATATTTGCCAAGAACTTTTATTAATTCCCACAACATCTCCAGTAGCTGGATCACAAATAGTTAAACTTTGTGCAAAAGGATTAAATGGCGGGGCGATTGTGGTAAATTCAAATTGAATATTATTAAAACGAGATAAGTTCATTGCACCAGATGGTTGTGTTAAAAAGGGGTTAGTATCAAGACAAAAATTATAACAGTATAATCCATTAGGGGCATTTCCAGCAGTTCGTACATATTTTTCAGTAAAATTAAATACTTGAACTGGTAATATGTTCTCTCTATATGCACCATCTAATAAGATTCCCATTGCAATTAAAATATTCTTTAAGTTTTGTGGGTTATAAACACCGCTTATATACAATCCAGTAGGGGTTCCGTCAGGATTTGTGCCTGGTCCTAAAGTAACAGGTCCTGATGGGTCAGGATTTGGATAATCACCGCTTATAGGTGCTATATTTGCAGGATATGGCATTTGATTATTAAATTCCCAATTAGAATAATTAGACCATTGATTTCGCAAGTTAACATCACTACGTTGGCAGTAAAACATCCATGATATTACCATACCAATTGAATCTAAATCTATTTTATTTTGACCGGTTATGTTATAATACGGGTTTTCATAAATTGTTTTTATTAAATAATTTTGTTCATTTTTAGCAAAGGCTACTTGCTCATCGTTTGCTAAAAAACAATAAGTACAATTTAAATTAATATCAGCATTCCAAAGAACTCTAGTATCAGTATAAGAGGTGGGTCCTAATATGTTATCTGGTGGTGTCTGTAAAAAACGATAAAATTGCATATAAAATTGGTTAAAATTAGGTGCAACAATAGGATAATTATTAATATAATCTTGTACGTCTCGAATTGTAAACCATTCATTTATTGGACGAAATGTTATGCTAATTTGTAATATATTATATTGAAGAGAAACTAATGGAAATGCATTTACAGTATTTAAATTAAACCACGCCCCTAAAGGTATATATAAGGTCCTACCCATTATAGACGGTTGTGCCCCTGCTGGACTTGTTGTATAAAACGCATTTGGATATTCTTTTATACCAGCTGTTTGCATATTATAATCAGAGGGTGAATTTAATTCTGGTATATTACCCGTCATTTCATCAAATAATAACATTTTTTCTGCACTAAAATCTCTTTGGGCGGATGCTAATATATAACGACCTGAATATTCTTGCAATTTTTGTCCTCCACATGAAATACTTACTTTTTCTATTATTTGCGAACCTAAATTTTCTATCCATTGAAATTGATATGGACTCCAATCTGTATATATTATTGAACCATCTGGTTGAATAATTTGTTGAGGGGGCATTATTGGACTCCATATTGTTGGCAAATTAATGGAAATAAAAGTATCCATCAATAAATCACCATATCGTTTCACTTCAAATACAAAAGTAGAAGATGTTGTTAAACTCAAAGTTGGGGTACCTTCATAATCCAACCGAAAATTTTGCTTACCAAAATTTGTATATTTTTTATATCCTTTTTTGAAAAAAGATAATTTTGGATTATTATTTAATATTATATTTTCTTGACCTTGACTTACTAAATTTAGCAAACCACCACTCATTTTATCTTATATATGAATACTTTTTATTATTATATTTTACTATATTTATATTTATTCTCTCTATATTTATAATCTCTATATTTATTATCTTTATTCTATTTGAGAGTTTATATTTTTTATTATATTATTTTATTATATGACAAGTTCTTTCAAAAATTTTTCTTCTGTTAAATATTATAATCAATTTAAAAATACTGAATTATTACCTATTACTTATATTATTCGTTTTATGAAAGAACACTTTCCTGCTTTTCTTACTCTTAAAACGACGGCTGATGCAAAACATATTGACATATTTTATATTGATGATTGCTTTGATTTTGCTAACAAAGTTAAACCTAAAAAAAGACAATCCAATTTTTCATTTAATTCACCGGTTTATCGCAACCCTACTTTTACACTTTCTAAATTAATTGCTTATTCTTTTTATATTAAATCTAATTATGCGTTTTATGATATTAAAAATAACCATATTTATGAATATGCACAAATATTACCTTTTATTAAAACCCAAATTGGTAAAGATATTTGTAGAGATACCCGAATTATAAATAATAAAACATTTAATTCCCAGTTATATTCTTCTTTTCAAAATTATTATAAAATTGCGGATATATTTTATGAAAAAATATTAGGATATTTAAGCAAGGTAAATCCTAATATTAATTACAATATTGCTAACTATATTATGCTTTTATCTTGCCAAAATATGTTTAATTTAATTACTGATTTAATTAGCATTAAATTAAATGAATTTTTACTTCCTGAATCATGTATGATTTTCAAAAGCAATAAAAATGTAAAATATATTATTAATAAAAATGAAATTTCAATAAATTTTTATTTTACATCTAAATTATTAATTTCAACTAATCAATCGTTTAATCCTGAATCTCCGTGTGGCGATTTATCTTTTGTTTTATCAATAAATTTAATTACTGAAACTTTTAAACTTTCTAAATTAATTATAAATTATGACACTACTAAATGTAATATAGATGAGGATGATGTAAATACAAATACCCCTAGTGTTAATGACCATTACGAGCCTATTAAAAATTTAAGTTATGTAGAATTAGCACCCATTGTTTTAGGTGTTAGTAGTATTATAGCGGCACCTTTTATGTTAGCGGCTTTAGGCGGAAATAAACCTAAATCTAATCCTAAATATTATAAAAAACATAAAACCGCTAAAATCGCTAAAACCTCTAAAACCGCTAAAAAAACAAAAAAACAAAAAAACACAAAACTTATTTATAATGGTGGTTGAGGGTCTTTTGGATAAGGAAAATAACCATTTGGGTTTTCGGTATAATTATTATACCTACCTAGATAATTATAAAATTTACCACACGATTCAGTTGGACTACAAATACTTGCTAATCTTGATTTTGCTCTTCGGTTTGCAGTGCTTGAAGCACCTATACCGTTTAAACCTGGTTTGTATTTATTATTTAAATAACTATTTGTGGCAATTGAATTACCACCTGCCCCAAATTGAGTTGAACGTCTTGTTCCTACACCTAAATTTTTTTTATATAAAAAACCTGGAAAACCAGTAGAATTTCCATACCAAAAATTACCACCTGAATTACTTCCACCATACATTATATATTGAGATGAATTTACTACTGGTTCTATTATTGTATATGACGGATATAAAGCATAAGTAAAATTTACATAAGATGCATCATAATAGGTTAATCCTGGAATATATAATTGGGAATTCGGAAACCCATTTGACAAAGTTGGATTGCTTGAATATATAGAGGGTGCTAATAACCAACCATTAAAAGTTGCATTTGACGGAATTATTAATACTGCCTCTTGCGGGGTTAATGTTGGATTATTCAAACAATTATAGGTTAATGCGTTTGCAAATATATTTGCATCAGTTACATTATTAAAATAGCCGTATCCGGAACAACCAACCGGTAATGCGTTTTCACTCATTGGTCCAATTAACAATCGTGGAACATTATCCGTTACACTTACTGAATGTTTTAGGTTTGAATTAAATATAAAAGCTTTATTTTTCTCTATCAAATACGATTCTTGGTTTATGTTAAAAACTGCATTTGAATTATCTGATAAATAAATTACAACTGTTTTATCAAAAGATGATCTATCTTTTGTATAATCAATATGTTCGATTATATCGCCTATAACCCATCTCATTGGAACTGTTTTTAAATTAGTGTCTTTAAAAAATAATAAATTATTTGATAATGTATTTTGTAAATTTACTGTTAAAGTAACCATAAATGTTTGTGGTTTATTATCAATTATACATTTTTCATAATTAGTTTTTACCTCTGCTGTATTTATTAATATTTCTATATCTTCATTATTAAAATAATTATTAAATATTTGTATTTCACCGTTCATTTGATATATATTTATTTTTATTTTTATTTTTATTTTTAAATTTTATCTATAAATGTTTAATAATATTTATTAAGAGAGAATTTATTAATAATTATTTATATTTATTGTTATTAAAGCTAATATATTATATTTGAATACTTTATGACGACTTTATCTACAAATATAAATAATTATTTGACTGATTTACAAAAATTAGATGAAAATTTTCAAAGTTACATTGTTTGGTGTTTAAGTTTAATTGTTTTAATTATTTTTATTGGATATTTAATATATATTACAAAATTATCTAAAACCGAAATTAAATATATGAATTCATTATACCCTTCTTTAAATGGTAATATTAAACCCATATCTGCTAATGATACAGATTGTTCTGGGAATCTTTATGATTATTATATTAAAACTGCATATAATTGTTGTAGCGGAGGTTCTTATAAAAATGATTATGTATCTATTGATGTATTGAAGTCAATTATTAAACAAGGAGTAAGAGGGTTAGATTTTGAATTATTTTCAATAAATAATAATCCGGTTGTAGCTACCAGTTTAACTGATGATTATTTTATAAAAGAAACTTATAATTATGTGAATTTTAGTGAAGTTATGACAATAATTCAAAATTATGCATTTTCTGGTGGAACCTGTCCTAATCCAACAGATCCGTTAATTATACATTTAAGAATTAAAAGCAATAATCAACAAATTTATAGCAAATTAGCAGACATTTTTAAAACATATGATTCTATTATGTTAGGTAAAGAATTCAGTTTTGAAAATTCTGGAAAAAATTTAGGTAGTTCTCCATTGTTATCTTTTCAAAATAAAATTATATTGATTGTAGATCGTATAAACAATGCATTTATGGAAAATCAAGAATTTTTAGAATATGTTAATTTAACAAGTAATTCTGCGTTTGTTAGAGCTTATAATTATAATAATATTAAAAATAATCCAGACATTAATGAACTTACAGAATTCAATAAAAGAGGTTTAACAGTTGTATTACCTGATGTTTCTCCGAATCCTACTAATCCCAGTGGATATTTATGTCGTGCGTCTGGGTGTCAAATGATTGCAATGAGATTTCAATATGTCGACAATTTTCTTCTAGAAAATACTTTATTTTTTGATAAAACGAATTACGCGTTTGCATTAAAACCACTTGCTTTACGATATTTGCCAGTTACTATACCTATTCCTACACCACAAAATCCAGAGTATTCTTATCAAACTCGTAATGTTACAACTGATTATTATAATTTTAATTTTTAAAATTTTTTATTTTTATAATATATGACTAAACGCAAATATATTCATAGCAATTATAAACAAACAAAACACCACAGAATTGATAATACTTGCAAAGGCATTAATTTTGCTGAATGCGAATTGGCTATATTGCGTATGGCGGTTGATAAAGCTGAAACTAAAATTGGTAAACGTATTGTAAACTCGGAAGAAATTAAAAACATTATAAAAATAGTTGAAGATTTTATTCAAGCCAAAAATTTGATTTGTTATGGAGGAACTGCTATAAATAATATACTACCTGAAGAAGACCAATTTTATAACAAAGATGCTGAAATACCTGATTATGATTTTTTTACACCTAATGCATTAAATGATGCTAAAGATTTAGCTGATATTTATTATAAAGCTGGATTTCAAGATGTTGAAGCTAAATCAGGACAACATGAAGGCACTTATAAAGTGTTTGTAAATTATATACCGATTGCTGATATTACACAATTACAAAAAGAGATATTTAATACACTTAAAAAAGATTCAATACGTATTAATGGTATTTTATATGCTCCTCCCAATTTTTTAAGAATGTCCATGTATTTAGAATTATCACGACCTGCAGGTGATACTAGTCGTTGGGAAAAAATATTAAAAAGATTAATTTTATTAAATAAGCATTATCCAATTACGAATGCTAATTGTAATAATATTGATTTTCAACGTAAATTGACAAATAAATCGAATATTTCGCAGGAAGACTTGAATGTTAAAATATATGAAACTGTCAAAAATACGTTTATTAATCAAGGTGTTGTGTTTTTTGGCGGATATGCATTGTCTTTATATTCTAATTACATGCCAATTAAATTTAAAAACCAATTGCTTAATATACCTGATTTTGACGTATTATCTAATGACCCTGAAACTACTTCAGCCATTGTTAAAGATAGATTGAAAGATGTAGGTATTAAAAATGTTAAAATTATCAAAAGACCCCCTGTTGGTGAAATAATACCTTTGCATTTTGAAATTAAAATTAATCAAGATACGGTTGCATTTATTTATAAACCTATTGCATGTCACAGTTTTAATACAATTGAAGAACATAAACATAAAATTAAAATTGCTACTATTGATACTATGTTAAGTTTTTATTTAGCATTTCTTTATTCAGATAGACCTTATTACAATGAATATTTAGAAAGAACCTTATGTATGGCTAAATATTTGTTTGAAGTTCAGCAAAAAAACAGATTATCACAAAATGGTTTATTACGAAGATTTACTATTACCTGTTATGGACATCAGGATACTCTTGAAGACATTAGAGCACATAAGGCTGCTAAATATCGTGAATTAAAATCTAATTCTAATAAAAAAATGTTTGAATTATATTTTTTAAATTATAAGCCTGATGACATTGATAATAAATCTAAATCTAAATCTTCTTTATCTAAATCTTCTTTATCTAAATCTCAATCTTCTTTTAATAAAACTTCTAAACAATATATAAAATCATCTAATCAATCACATAAAACTCGTAAAAAACACAAATCAACGAATAATGGTTTTAACAGTCTTTTTAATATTTATAAAAAATAATTTTTATTATTGTTTTAAAAACAATAAGTATTTAAATATAAAATAAATATAGTACGATATGTTTGTATTATTGCTTTATAAATAAATGTTTCTTTTAATATTTTATAAAAAGAATTATCTAAATATCCATTCAACCATAGTAATAAATGCATTATTATGATAATAATTTTTTCTAAATATAATTTTATTTGATGACAAGTTTTATCATATAATGACCAACGTTCAATATAACTGCACATTGGGGTGTTTGTATTTTTAATAAAAAAATTATGCATCTCTAATAAACCTGATAAAACACGATGAAAAGTATTTTTTTCATTTTTAATATTAACTAAACAATTTATCTTATCATAAGTTAATAAATCTAAATATAATCGTTGGGTATTTGGGGTTTTATTAAATATAAAAGGATTTATTCCATCTATATATTTATTATTGAAGCACATATTTTCATCAATTAAATATGGAACAAAACACGATTTAATTAATGAATTACATAAATCATCAATACCGTTATATGAATTTTTTACTATTTTATGTTGGGTCATAATATTATGATAACAAATAAACAGTTTGTCATTTGCATTTATATAATTATCACAAATATTTTTACCTAATATTTCTTTTATATTTTTTAAAATAGATAAATTATGTTTCTTTTTAAATTGTTTTGTAAAGTATTTATATATTTTTGTTATTTTATCTAAATCATCAAATATATATAATAATCCAGCTAACGAACCTATACTACATCCTGATATACGATTTATTTTTATATATTTACGATTTTCCATTTCTTTTAAAAAATATAAAGCACCTATTAGATAACTTCCATTAAATGCTCCTCCACTTAATACTAAATCTATTTGGATTGGATTTATTTTTAAATCATCTGGTAAATTATCTATTAATTTATTTACATAATTTTTAATCATATTTATTTATATCTATTTAATTATTTACATTATTTTACTAAATAGTATTCAATTGAATACTTAATTTATTAACACTATAATATATAAATCCAAACAAAAAACTTGAAAATCCAAAACCATAAATATTTAAATTACCATCTTTCAGAAATAAATAAGGTAAATAACGAAATAACCATTTCTTAAAAAATGGCAGTTGAAATAAAAAAAATAATACACCCAATAATAATGGGATTTGAATTTCATTATAAATATCATCTATTAATTCTCTCTTTTTTACTGGTTTATGATTATTTATGAATTCTAATTTTTCAGTTTCTTGTATATAATCATAATCATTTTTTTTTGGAGGTGGTATATAATTTTGTTGTATTTGAGCGTCATTTGTATAATGACTTGGTGTCATTGATATATCTCTTGTTGGTATTTTAGTAGCCCCAGACATTGATGCTTTTTGTAATCCATTTATTAATAAATGGACTGTTGATTCATCTAAATCTCCCTGTATTGGTTCTGGAGGTTGAGTTGGAGTTGGATTTGGATTATATTGTTCGGTTGCTGTCATGGTTATATTATTTCCAATTGGAGCTATTTGTAAATCTGAAATACTTGTTGCATCATTCATTATAATTATTATAATGAAGGATACATTTTTTACTTTATTTACGCAAATTATTCAAATTCAATTGTTTTCATACGTGAATTACATTTTACTGATATTGGCTTTAATGTTACACATTTGTTTGATGATTTTTTATGAACTTTACCGGTCAATTCTTCTAAAGGTGGTGCATAAAAAGCTAGACAATTGTTATCTTTACATACTACTCTAAAGAGAGATGCTAAACCTAACCCCATTAAAACTGACATTAAATATTTACCTGTCTTACTATGTAAGAATTTACCAAAATTTAGTTTCATATAATATATATAAATATATATAAATATATATAAATATATATAAATATATTTTACTATTTATATTTATGTTTGTAAAGGTATATTAAATAAACTTGATAAGTCTGTAGGACATTCTATCTCTTCCTCTTTAAAACTGAAACAATTTTCGGCTTTATCTTTAAACATTATTTTATTTATATTTTCTGGACTGGGATAAATATATACTTTTTTTTGTTCTGGACCTAAAATATATGCAAACAATAATCCTATCCCAAAACTTATCAAAAATACTGGAAGAGAAATATAATTTAATAACATATATACACTATTTATAAAAAAAAATGATATGTTATTTTATTTTATTATCAATATCATATCAATGTCTAAATTTATAAAATTAACATCACTTTTAATCAATACACAATATATTAATAAAATTATTGTTAAACCTAATATATATCACATTTATTTATTAAATCATAAAATTAATGGAAATATAATATTTTCTATCGGATGGATCACTTCACAAGAAGAAGAAATTATTATTTGTAGTAATAAAGAACCTACTGATTTTACAATAATAACTGATTGGATTAATACTTTATAAATTTTAATATAATGTTTTATTCAGTTTCTGAATCACTATCTATTAATACTCTTTTAGTAATAACTGGTTTAGTTGCATTATATGGTTTTATATTGTATTGAACTACTGCTGATTTACCATATGTAAATTCCATTGATTCAATTGATATAGGTCTTTGTATTAAATTATAAACATTCTCATCTTCATTATAATTTACATAATATTCCTTATATTTTAATTTTCTTATTTCAATTAATAATGGTTTTAATGTAATTGTATAAATTTCTACAGCATCTTTTATATATTGATTATTATTCGTTTCATGAAATTGTCTAATACAATCTTTTATTTGTATTATTAATAAATAACTGTTTTCCAATTTTTCTTTTAATGTTTTATTTTTGGTTGGGTTATTAGTTATGTCTATATATTTGTTTAAATATTGTTCGTAAATAGATGTTGAATAATTCAGAAATTCTTTATCTGATTCAAATTCTTCTACGGCAATATCAGTTGTTATAAATCCAAATAATAATTGATTTTTATTATCTATTATTGTATTTTTAGTTTCAATAATTGTGTTATTACAATCATTTAATGCATTTTCTAATAAATCATAAACGCCTAATTGTATTAGTATATTCAAGTTACATGGATTAGCAATTATGCCACAACTTGCTTTTAATTCTCTATATGCTAATTTTTCATTTTGTGGAAAATAGTTTATTGAAAATAATGTTCCTCCAACTCTTTTACAATGAATACATTTTGGTTTCAGTTTTAAATATTCTTTTCGTTTTTCTTTTATGCTCATTGATTTATTATTTAATAGTTTTCGTTTATTATTGGTTATGTCTGTTTCATATTTATATTTTAATTTATAATATTCATTAATTACTTCGGTAATATATGGTATTGTATCAGGTTCGTCTTTGGATTGTTGGTTGGGTTGTTGATTAGTCGGTTGATTTGGTTGTTGATTGGGTTGTTGATTAGGTTGTTGATTAGTCGGTTGATTGGGTTGTTGGTTAGGTTCGGTTATATTCATTTTATATTTACATTTATATTTTTTTTTCATTAATTTACTAAAAATGTGGTAATCCAGTTATTAACTCTTGTTGTATTAATTGTTGATGGGTAAGTCTAGTAGTATCTTGAAATTTTTTAATTTTTTCTAATATATATTGTTCTTTGTCCCGGTTTTTTTGTTCTTGTTCTTCTTTGGTTGGTTTTCCTTTATATTTAAAATATAAAATTACTCCTAAAATAAATATAAATCCAAATAATAAGCATGCATTATAAAGTGTGTTATAATAATTTAATTTAATTATATGACACTGTCTCAAGGTATAATTTAAAATAGATTTAACACCAGGTTCGGTTAGGTTAGGTTTAGCAATGGGTTCAACGTTCATATTTATTCAAGTTAAAATTATAAATTAAATTATACCTATTATCTATATGACAAGTTCTTATTTAAATATTGTCACATTTTTAATAACAACTATTTTTTATTATTTTTCTCTCAAACCAATGCTAAAATATGATGTGATTTCAGAACAAAATAAATACAAGACATTTATAAGCAACAGTTATATGTATTTAGCTATTTATTTATTGTCAATTATTGTTATACAATTTATTGTCAATACATATGTTATTACATCTTCGTGTGGGGGCAATATTACAGACAATCTTGAGGCTTCAGGATTTTTAACCTTTATACCTTGGACTCTTATTTTTGGGGCGGTTATATTAATTCTCTCAATATATCCAGGGTTTAAAAGTGCATTTTCAGATGTTATTGGATATTTTTATGTTAGCAATTCTGCTAATAAAATATTAAGTGAATTATTAATTGACCGCGATATTCAAAACCAAATTGAAGGCGATTTGACACTAACTCCTGAAAAACAAACCAATTTACAAAATGCAGCTGATTCTATTATCAAAATTTTTGGCAATTCTTCTATTTTAATTAACCAAATTGTACCAAGCAACTTTAATCGTTATTGGAATATATTAAAGCCATTAATGAAAGATAAATACCAAATCAATACACCACAAACCGATTCACTTAAAAATGAACTTTTTGATTTAGTTGTATCAAGAGATAATGTGGGTGAAGCAATGTGGTTTACTTATACTGGAGTATTATTAACGGCTCTCGTTCAAATGAAAATCACTACCAGAGGTTGTATTAACAATCCTAAAACAATGGAACAAAATTATAAAACATTTGTCGAGGAAGAAAATAAAGCTAAAACTAAACAACAATTAGCCACCTCTACTAATTATACATTAGCCACTTAAAATATAAACATTGAGAGAAATATCACCTTTTATATATTTATATAAAACAACTTAAAGAAACCCAAGAAATATCACCTTTTATATAAAAGTTTTTCATTTAAAAAAAATGGATTGATTTTATTTTTATAAAATATAATACTGCTAAATAACATAAAATACCCAACACAAATGATAATAACCAAATCGGGAAAATAGTTTTATTTTTATAACCAATACCAAACTCTCTTATGCTACCATCTTTATTATAAAAACAAGCAGGTTTTAATATTTGAATTAACCCAAATAATATTAAAAACAGCAAAATCGCAAAAATAGTTACATTTTTTTGAATATATTGATTATACATTTATATATAAGTATTTGTTATTTTTTAAAATTATAAATACTTAAATAAATTAATATTTTCGTTTAATTGTTTTGCGTTTTTTATATTTTATTTTATGTTGAGTTTTACATATACGTCTAGTCCTACCTCCTACATTAGGAATCTGTATCGGTTCTACTGTAACATTATCTCCTGCATCAATGGATACTATTATAAAACCGTTATTAGACCAATGCTTTTTTACACTATAGGTTAATGCTAATTTTTCTTTTATCTGTATATTTGTAGTTAATATTGAATTTGTTTCTGTATAATTTTCCAATCCATAATAAGGCGAATATTTTTCATTATAATCATCATCTAAATCTGCCCCACCGGTACCTACTATATATTGTTGAAATGTCATAAGAGACTCACCATTATCTTCAATTGAAACCATACCTTCTTGATAATTGTGAATATCCGCACACATATAATAAAATTTATTCCCATGTGATTTGAGAGATAACATTAAACGATACATTTCAACATTATATATATCTAACCCTCCTTTCACTTTTTCTTTTAGTTTACCATTTTTTGTTTCTTTTTTTACAACCTGATTTTTAAACCCAATTAACGGATGGTGAGCACATACTATTAGGTTTTTGTATGTTTTATCTGTTAAATAATTATTAATCGTTGTTTGTTGTTGTTGTTTTAAGAATTGTAATTGAGACTCCATTGGCATTGCTAAAAACTCTTCTTTCAAATTATTTTGTAATATTTTAAAACAATGCGGATTTTCATCTGCATATAAATTGCTATCAATCATTATAATTAATGTATTACCAACCTCCTTAAACATTACTAATTCTGTTGGTATATGTATTTTCTCTCTTTTTGCTTGAGAATTAACACCTTCTGTAAAAGCTTTTTCTAATAATAATGTTTCACAAGTTGTATTGGTTATTTCTAAATCATGATTACCAAGTAATAAAAAAATATCATTTTCAGTAGATCTATTTAAGCATTTAAGACCATTTAATAAATCATTGTTATTTACTATTTTAGTATCTTTTGTTTTATCTTGATAATAATTATCACCATTTACAATAAAAAATTCAATATCATTATTTTTAGTAAGAGCATCAGTCACTTTACGAACTGGCGAATCTTGAACGCATCCACGTTTATTCCAACACCCAAATGTAATAAATTTATGCATAAATACTATATATATTAAAATTAAATTTAATTTTAAGCATTATTTTGAATACAAATAATCTCATTATTTTTTAATTTTATAGTTAATTCTATCTTGAAATTATACAAAATAACTAATCTTATTATTTTTTTAATTATAGTATTAGCATTTACACCTCTAATATATACCCCTAATTTTTCATAATATACTGCAGTTCTACCATAATATCTTGATAAAATTCCTAATTGATAGTTATTAATTAAATCATCTATATTAACATTTGTATTTGTTAGTAAATGAATAAATAATCCGTTGTATTTTGTTATTGATATTACTTTATTATTAATTTTACATTTCATAATTTTACTAAAAGTATAATCTCTCTTAACTAATAAATCATTGTCAAACTCATTTTTAGTTATAGAGTCATTTACAATTCTGTTATATGTTACATCATGTAAAGCATTTGTTTGTCTTCTTAAACAAACTATTTTATTAAAATTATTTGCCATTTTATTAAATTGGTTTGTTATTTAGTTATTTAGTTATAATTAAATAATAATAGTTTAAGTTCATTTCATTTTTTTTATTTAATAACTTATTTTTAATAACTTATTTTTAATAACTTATTTTTAATAACTTATTTTTAATAACTTATTTTTAATAACTTATTTTTAATAACTTATTT